ATTGGAGAAAGATTCTCGTAAATGGCATTTAGGGTTGTTTTGGAAATCTCACGCTGTCTTGATTTTTCCGCTGGGTCTTCACTACGAAGGGAAACCTCATAAGCGGCAATAGCTTTTTCAAATTCAGTAACGGAGAACTGATCCTCACCAACAATCATTTTAACTTGATTGTATCCATTAAGAATTGGAGCATCATAATCCCTTTTAAAGTTTGGATCAGCAGGAAGATTTAGCAAAGCATTGGCTTGACGAAGATTTTCAAGATCCGACATGAGCGCGGTTTCCCTTTCTTGCCTTTCTTTTACTGCCTCTTCAAGCTCCTTGCGTAGCTTCTCCATTTCCTTCTTTGTTCCTCCATCGTCAATTTTGGAACGAAGATCCTCAATTTCCTTTTCGTATTCTGGAATCTTTTCTACACGGGCCTTTAGTTCAGCCGCTTCTTTTGAAAGTTGTTCATTGGTTTGCTTGAGAGATTTAATATAACCACCTTTTTTCTCGTCCTCTACAGAAGAGGCTTTGATTTCTTGTTCTGGTCTATTCTCTTCAGCCTCACGCTTGGTTTGCTTTTCTTCATCAATCTTTTCCTGATATTGTGAAGAATCTTGATTTAGTTTTTCAGCAAACTTCTTAAAAAGGTCTGAAGGGTTTCCCTTTGGTGCATCCTTAATGTCACCTTTAAAAAAGCTATCTGCCTGTTTAATTGCGGCATCTCTTGCGGCTTTGTCAGCTACCGAAGCTGAAGTAAGATCGTTAGTTTGCGTGGTTTCTACAACGGCGGTTTCAGACATATTTGTGTGGTTATTTGTGGTTACTTGCGAAGAGCAATCTCTTCATTGGTCAAAGAATCATCAAGATCAGGATCAAGGTCAAGATCATGCGTGGTTATCTTCTCAATAATTTTTCTAGGATTTTCAGAAGCATGGAATGAATTATCTTCTGCTTCCAATGCATAATCCTGCAACATTTTGAATACTGCCACAACTGTAGAGTGATCGTTTTTTACAAGATCCTCGTAAATTGCTGTTTTAAGTTCGCTATATCTACGATCATTGATAATTGCGGCGGCTAGGTTAAGCGTGTTTTTGTCTGCCATATTATAGTTCGGGTTGCGGGTTGCTTGGTTCTGACATTCCTACTGGACTTTGCATTTCTTGGTTGTTTTTGTTTTGCAAAATCTGTGCATCTTGTGCGGCTTTTGCCCTGCGAATTTGAATCTCATTGGCGGCTTTTGCCCTCTTTGTAGCAAGATCAGTAGATGCTCTTTCCATTGATGTTGCCTCACGGAGATGGGCTTTATTTGCCAATGCCGCCAGTTTAATATCTTCTTTTTTCTTTAAGCTGTCAGTTTGGATAGCTTCTTTAGCAACCATAGCTTGTAGCTTGATTGTATGAGGGTCTTGCATTCCTTGATTACCCTGTTGTTGTTTGGCTTGAGCCATTTGTGCAACTTGGCTACCAAGTTCATCCACGCCACGCTGAAGCATTTGCATTTGTTGTGCATATTGCTTTGCCATTTCTTTTTTGGTTGGATCTCTTTCGATAAATCCAAGGTGTGCAATAAGATGCGGCCCTTTGAACCTCATAAGTGTAGCATAAATATCACGAAGCAATTCAAATGCCTCATCATCAACGGATGATTGCGCCTGTTGGCTATTCATTGCATTTTGTGCAACTGGCGAGGCTTGCATTGCCTGTTGAGCTTCCTGCAACGAAACCATTGCATCTTGAATGTGACCATTAAAGTGTTCAATATGGTTTTGATCGGGATACACACGGAAGTTTGCAGGGTTTCCTTTTGGATCAGTCATTCCAATGTTCTCCATAGAAATAATTCCTTGTTCATCGGGAATCTTAACTTGGCTTTGCTGGACGTAACGATTCACGTTTTGGCGACCATTGAGTGCGGCAATAGCATCAGCAATTGCATTTGCTTGACCTTCATTTGCTGGAGTCATTCCAGTAAGTGAAACTGTTTGTTGAGCCGCCATGAGCTTATAAGATGGGCTTCCAGAGCCAGCAAGCATATTGCTTTCTAGGTTTTCAATATTCTCCCACTTCCACGCTTCTTTCGGAACTCCATTTTGATTCATGAACTCTACAAATTGTTCTTTCATCTTATAACCATTACCACCTTTTGTGGTATTGCTCATTCTCTTATAGAGCATTCTCAACCAACGTGTCTGGTTATCATTAAACCTACGGATTTGGGTTCCTTGGAGTTTTGCAGATTCAGCGGCATCAAGTTCTGCTTCACCCTTTGTCCTTTGTTTCCCACCCTTATTCGCCATGCCGATATTGTAAGCACCAATGCCACGATAAAGATCAGCTTGATAAAACTGAATACCAGCAAGAATTTCTTGGAATGGAATACTAATAGATACTTGCATGGGTTCAACGTCTTGAGGCAAAATCATCCAAGGTTGCCATTCCATCTGTTTAAGTTTTTTGGTTGCTTCAGCAGTACCACCCTTAAACATCAGGCGAGTATTCCAATCTACCGCATCCATAAAGCGGTTCATGTGGATGTCATACGCGCGGCATTGGATAAAGATAGATTCAGCTAGTCCTTGAATCTCATGCCAGATTCCGCTACCAGCAGAATCGGTCATGGGAGCAATGATGTCATTCCATCCATCTCCATCTTTTTCTACCCAATCTTTGCGATAGTATAGGAATCCTGTTTGATCCCTGTATTCTTCTTCAGTCAGATCCTTGCGACCATTTTCTTTATATCCAAGCACAAGACCTCCATAATTTTGCAGGAGAAGCATTTTGGAAATGGAGCCGTTAAACTCCATGATATACAACTCATAAAGTTCAATGCGAAGAGTATAAAGACGTGATAGGTTTAGGTTGCCGCTAGATACATCACGCAACCACTCCGTATTGGTGTAAGTATTGCGATAGTTTGTGGTGAACATCCGAAGGGAATCAACACAAGCCCAAAAGTTCCAACCCATATCCGTAGCATATTTTTGTGCCTTATCAGGATCTTCCTCCCCACCAGTAATCTTGAGCCAGAACTCAAGGGGGGTGTAGCTACGTTTAATGCAAATCTCGCCCAAGTTCGTGAGATCAGCATACGTTTTATCTGGAATTAGCACATTGGAGTTATGAAAACTTTTTGTGGGCCAACCATCCCTATCTTCTGCAATCTCAAAGCCTTTTCCAAACAGGGTCATTTCCTCCACATCAAGTTCTACATTGTAATTGTAGCTATTCCATGAACGAAGCATCCTATCAAAGCCAACACTAATAATGTCGCTCCATTGTTTCTTTTCCGTGGGGTTGCCAATTTTTGTAGTAATATTTGCGGCAGTATTGCGCTCCATAACCATGTCAACAAACGATGACTTTTGGTTATCAACAATAAATTTCATTTGTCGGAATGGAACATTGCTCATTCCCGAAAGCTGACGAGACGCTACTTGGCTATAATCAGTAGGGGGAAACCCTTTGTAGCATTTGTAAATGCGACCCCACTTGCGTTCACGACCAGCATTATCTAGTCGCAAGTTCCAGCAAATTGTAAATGCATCATTGGCGGTTTGGACACGGCTTGTTGGTGCAACACCATTGGAGTTAATGGTATTAAATCCCCAAGAGGAAACACCTTCACGATTTACAATTTTTTTGGTTTTAGCCATTTTATCCGAGTGCTTGGTTCATTGCTTGTCTGCGCTTTTGACAGGAGGTACATCCTTTTGCCGCTTGCTCAAGGTTTGATTTAACCCCAAGACTTGCGGCTACACGATCTCCCAAATTTGCAAATGTATGAATTACATTGGCTACTTTGTCTCCAGCTTCTTGCCAACAATATTGACTTCCAATCCTATTACAGATTTGTTGTTCAATCAAGTAATCTAAATTATCAGGAACAGAAACATTGTTTACCATCATGTCACTTGAAACCTTTTGTAAAAAAGATCGACCAAAAGGAAGATCCATTCCGTTGACACGATAAGTATTACCTTGATCGTCGTTATATTGATACCAGAGTCCTCCGGGGATTGATCCGTTTTTATCTTTGAGTCTCATGCAGTTCAAATGCTTGTATTAATTTATAAAATAAGTCAATAGTAATTGTGCATGAATTATAAAAACCTTTGTTTGGATGTTCCACAGGATACAGATTACGGAATACCATTCTTCAAAAACCAACATCAATTTGTTCGGGAATTAATTGCATATAGATTAACCCGTGGAGAGTTTGGAAGGCGTGAGCGAATCAAAATGGGAATTAAGTTGGATGAATGCGGATTGCTTAACCCTGCACAACACATGGTTAATTGCTTCCAGTTGATTTATGGCAATGATGTTTTGCTCCACTCTCAAGGGATCGCAAACAATTATGCTTTGGACATTATAGATTTGTTCTGCAATGAAAACGATTGGGGCATTGCTGGTTGTGCATCTAGCGGTAAAACATTTTCTGTTGCGGCTTGCATCATTATTGATTGGCTTTGCGCCCCTGATTTTACTTCAACCTATGTGGCATCTACATCTTTGGACGCTTCCGAAGACCGATTGTGGGGTAAGGTTTGTACTCTTTACCGCATTGCTATGCGTAACCTACAGGCTAAATACGGAAAAGATGCCTCTATTGGCAACCTTGTGGAGTATCGTAGGATGATTGTTTTTGAGTCTATTGACACAAAAGATTCAGAAAGAGACTACACAAATGCTATCAAAGCCTTGGCTTTCCCTAAAGGAGGTGAGGGAAAACGCTCTGTTGAGAACACAAGAGGGCGCAAAAATGCTCGTATGCGCTTGTTTTTGGATGAATTGGCAGAAATGGATTTATATGCCCTAGATACCCGTGTAAACCTTGGGGCAAATCCAGATTTTATCTTTGGAGGCATGGCAAATCCTTCTTCAACAGCAAATAACCCCCATACTGAACTTTGCCAACCAGATCACCCCTTGGAATGGGAGTCCGTAAATCGCTATACACACAAGTGGACAACGAGAACGGGCGTTGCGCTTCACCTTTCTGGTGAAGACAGCCCTAATTTCCAAGTTCCTGATGCAGAAATCCCGCCATTTGATCGGTTTTTGACCATTCAAGGTGAAGCGGCTACCCTAAAACGATGCTATGGCAACAAAAATGCTCTAGAGTATTGGCGAAATGTCTATGGATGGTGGCCCGATTCATCTGTAGAACTGACAATCTTCTCAAAACAGTTCATCCAAGGATGCGACATCAATTGGGAGCCAGTTTGGAGTGGTAAAACAAAGGTTGTTTGCGGTTTTGACCCTGCATTTACCGCAGGAGGAGACAGATGTGCGGCTACATTTTGCCGCTTTGGGCCAAACGATACTGGCAGAAACCTTGGATATTACCTTGGAACTAGAGAATACAATAGTTCAGTAGGAGAGGTGTTTGAAGAAAGTATTGCAATACAAGTAGTTAGAGATTGTCTTGAGTATGGAGTCCATCCAAGGGACTTTGGATTGGATATATCTGGTGACGGCGGCAAAATGATGAGGGCAATCATCATTGAATGGAGTAAATATAATCCAGAAGCCATGTTTGTGTTCCCTATTTCATCTATGGGGATGCCTACAGAGCGCAAAATCAGCAACCTAGATCAGCGAACTTGCAAGGAAGCGTATGATCGCTTGGTTACGGAGTATTGGTTTGCTGTTCATACTGCCATGTCAACTCGCTCTTTGGTTGGCATAGACGTTGAAAGGCATTCCCAAGTAGTCAATGAACTTTGTTCTAGGCTTTACTCACACAAGGGCAGAAAGGTTTCTGTTGAGAAAAAACTCGACATGAAACAGCGGTTGAAGAAATCACCCGATTTGGCTGATTCTTTTACCTATGCTGTTCAAATGCTCCGAAGAGCAGGACTTGAATTCAATTTTGAAGAAGAGGCTGAATCCTTGGACATTTTGGAGATTCGGGATTTTGAAAATCGTTTGATCCATTCAAAGGGAGATACGGAAGAAGCGGCAATGGAAGAAGATTGGGGATATGGGGGTTCCACTCCTGATCCAGATGGTTTTTAAAAAAAGTAGTTGACGGAAATATCATTTTTGATAAATTGGAAAAACTGAATGGTGAAGCATTCAAGAAAGACTTTCCTCAAACAAACGAAAGCCCCGCTGTAGTGCTTCACCACTCGGCGGGGCTTGCCCGTTATAGCAAGTGAGGATGGGTGTGAATGCGTACCACATGATCCAAGAACTCGGCTTTGGAGAACCAAAACTCCATACCCGTAAGAAACGAGGAGAAACACCCTGCTTGCAGATTATCGGTGAGCAGTAGTTTCTTTTCTTTTCTGACAGGCTTTCTCACTTGAGGGTGGGGGGATAAGGGGGGAATTTGCTTTACTCTTTTCTGTTTCTTTAGCCTTATAGTTCCGTGACCAAAATGATAAAACAGATTATAGGCTGGATTGCATTCGTAAACGGATACTGCCCATCATGTTTATCTGATTTAAACACTTGCCATACCCATTCGTGCCATGTATGCAACTTGGCAAGTTGTATTCGTCCCAAACAAATTTGGAAACGATTCATCAATACAAAAAAATAAATTATGAATACAAAAAAAAGCGGAATCCATATTAAGGAAAGTCACAAAGGTCGCTTTACGGCGATCAAGAAAAAAACAGGAAAAACAACATCCGAGTTAAAACACTCCAAGTCTCCCGCTGTGCGAAAGATGGCAACCTTTGCCGCCAATGCCGCCAAGTGGAAACACACGGGCCGTAAGAGCAAGTAATGAAATCAGCAACCATCGCATCCTCAAAACCAAATGCAATTCTCCGATCTGCTAGAGTTGGTTATGGGTCAATTCAAAAACCCAAAGGTAAAAAACCTAAAAAAAAATAAGATGACTCCAGAACAGGATGCTCTTGATATTTGGTCAGAAGCAACTGTAGCTGGATTGGATAAGTATTTTAAAGGAAGCGCAGAACACAAAACCCAGTTCTGGACAGCAGGGGCAGGATGGTATGCTAGGAATCTAAAGGATGAGCAATTGGATCTCATCAGTTACCTTCACCATCTAACGGAAAGGATTAAGCTGATTCAGATGCTTGCAAAAATGATGGAGGATGAAGAAATATCCTTGCGTGATGCATCAAAGTTACTAAAGAATCTAGTTTCTGATAAGCCTCCGCAGGATATAAAAAAACAGTCAAATGATTAAATCAAAACCCCCTGTTGGTGCGGTTGTGGTATCCGATCTCCATTGTGGATCATCTGTTGGTCTTTGGCCCGATGATCATATCACAAGCACAGGCAATAAAGTTAGCCTTGGAAACAATCTTCACCAACAATGGCTATGGCAATGCTGGCAGGACAAAAACAAAAAGATCAAAGGTCACTTTAAAAACGATCCATTTGCACTTTTTATTAATGGCGATTGCATTGAGGGAAGGCATCACGGAACGACGGAAATTGTAGCGGCATTAAACTTTGATCATGCACTTGCGGCTGTTGAATGCCTCAAACCATTGGCTAAAATGGCATCAGTTGTTTACATGACGGCAGGAACAGAATGCCATGTTGGAGATTGGGAAAAGATGATTGCCAAAGAGATTGGGGCAATCTGGCTAGGAGACAAAGGACTCGTTGAAATTAACGGAACCTTGATTGATATTGCTCACCATATGCCGACCAGTTCTAGGGCATACCTTGAAGCAGGGGCAATGTCTATAACGATGGGCAATGCTCGGCAGAATTACTCCCGTGTTGGTCATAGGGTTCCAAAAGTATATTTACGAGGCCATAGACACACGGGCGGTATTTTTAATGATGGATCAGGTATTTTCATGGCAACTCCTGCTTGGCAATTGCTTACAAAATATGGGCACAAAGTAGTAGGAGATTCTATTTGTCGTCCCGGCATTGGCATCCTAGATTGGCGTGGATGTGAAAGCGGTGAACTTCCAGCAACCAAACTAATAACCTATGAGCCGTCAGAAACTAAACCCATCCGAAGCTGAACTTCTATCATCAGCCAATGAAACAATAAAATGGAAAGCGTTCTTTAAAGTAGAAGATGAAATTCCCGAAGGTTGGAGAAGCCGAGAGGAAATACAAAAATTTACAGGACTTGGCCCGTCACAACAAAGGCAGAGATTAAGAGAAAAAGTATTGGCTGGAAAATGCCAAGTAAAAGAATTTAAAGTTTTTAAAGATGGAAAAAAATTAACCATCCCTTATTACTTTATCAATGAATCCTAACGAATTCTATTTGGATATAGACTTTTGGAATGATCATTGCCTCATAGTTTGGCCCGTTAATAAAGAACAAGCAGAAAAATGGTATAGGGAAAAGTTCCCAAATCGTGAACCAGAAACCTTTAATGAACTAGAAGACGCTGATGCAATTTCCTATTGTGGTGATTCTAGGATTATTTTTCTAAAAGAATGGGAAATGAGTGTGGAAAAAATATCCAACCTTGCCCATGAATGCGTCCACATTGCCAACCACATCCTAGTTGATAAAGGCGTAAGGGAAAAGAAGGGTGCTGACGAAGCACTTGCGTATTTCGTCGGCTACTTAATTCGCCACCTTTTAGCGGCTGTTAAGCAAATTGAAGAAAACCCGACTGATGATGAGCGATCAATTGAAGGATAGCCTTGCCGTCTTCAGTAGCGATATGACCCGTACCTTGACATTTCCAACAAGGAACCCCTTGACCCTCATCATAAAAATCACGACCAGTACCACCGCACTCGTCGCAAGATTTCTCAAGCGGATTTAGTTTATTTAGTATGTCTTTCATACAATCCCCCTTCTATGGAATTTTTTATTTTTGTCAATAGTTTTTTTAGTTTGTAAATGAAAACACAAGAAGATTTACTTTTTGAAGCAAAGAGGTTGGCTAATCTTGGTCAAGAATACGGAAGTATTGTTGGTCATCTTGAGCCAGAGAATAGATTGCGACTCAAAGCATACGTTTTGAATATGGATGAAAATATTGCTGTAAAAACAATTTATGGGGCGGTAACATGGAAGGAACGAGTAAATGTTCCCAAAGGTAGAGGAAGACCACGCAAATAATTTAATACCCTTTGGTGTAATGGTAGCACAGGGGACTTTGACTCCCCTAGTCATGGTTCAAGCCCATGAGGGGTAGCCACTTTATTCCAGCATAGCTCAATGGTAG